AAATGTTATCTTTCTTGTAGCCTGTTTGACCTTTAACTTGTGTATTCATGGTAGTTTTCGAGCTTATTATAGCATCAGCAAAAGCCTTTTGATAATTTAATTCTCGGGCGCTTGTTTGCAATGCTGTGTCTCTAACCCAGCAAGCAATTGCGAGAGCCATGATGAGGTCATCATGGTATCCTTTCATTGCTTGTGGTTTACCATTCCTCCAAATAAAAGTCTTCATCTCGTTAATAGTACGAGTAGAATATATGGTAATTAGTTTATTTCTGATAAACTCCTCTAATTTCGCGACGATAAGAGGTCGGGTCTTCATGGAGGTAGTAAAACCCGGAACAGCAGAGTTTCTTACCTCTGCTTGATGTTGTTCTATATATTCGTGTGTTGACTTGATAGAGTGATATAAGTTTGGATACTCGTGGTCAATTAATTTTGTTAAGACAGAAAAGCCGATGTTGTTGTTCTCAACGACAAGCATAGCATTTCCAAACTCTCTTCCAACTTGATTTAATATATCAGCATACATGTCTAGTGTTGGCTTGCCTTGATATTCTCCGACAACTTCTAACGTTTCTAGTTTAACAATGTGGAATGTGGAGTGGTCTGCTCCATCGCCACGAGCAACGTCTGCAACCATTAAATAATTGCAAGTAGGATCGAACTCTTCCCATATCCAAAAGTTTCTATCAAAGCCAGTTCTGTATTTTGGTTCTTTGATTTTTGTGAGCAGCCATTCCATGCACTCGGGGTCAATGACGGTTTCGCCTGAAGTATTGAAGTTGCATTCTAACTCTTGCGCTATTTGACGCTTGGACATGTTCTTGGTTTCTTTTTTATACCAAGCCTCGTCTCTCTCGGGATGAACGTCCCAAGGTAGCGTTGTTAAATGAAAGTTGTTGGCGCCTGCTTCTGCGTCGGTGCAAGTTTTGTGAAACCAGTTACCAACACCGTTTGGCGTTGAAAGCGCAATGCAGCGACCACCAGTAGACAGCGTGGGATACAAACCAGTCCATAGTTCTTCAAGACCTTCAATGTGTGCTGCCTCATCAAGCACAAGCAAAGATAGTGCTTCAGAACGACCAGCATCGCCAGAGGTTGATGCCGCCTTAATAGATGAGCCATTAGACAACTCAAAAGACGTGCGGTTATCAACAGAGATAGTAGCAATACGAATCCACTGCGGTAAGTTCTTCATAATGTTCTTGACTTTCTTGACCAAGTTACCAGCAGTAGCAAACTTGGTAGCCATAACAAGAATAGACTTATCTCTGTGAAAAAGCATAAGCCAAGTAATGTATCCAGCAGTAATGGTGGAAATACCCAACTGACGTGCTTTCAAGATAACATTAAAACGATGATCGTTGAAGTCTTGAAGCAGGACATCTTGGAAGTCATATGTATCAAATAAGATAAGCCCGTGCATCGGGTGAGATATACGGGCATAGGTTTTTAGAAAGTAAACGGGATCTTTACCGCACTTGAGTATTTCTTTGACTTGTTGTTTTCTGTCTAACTGGAAACTCATACATTTTCTGCTAGCATTTCTCTTATCATTTGTTTCAGTTCTTCAAGTTTGAAACCGGCAACTGGTCTGCCTTCTGCACCGGGGCTGTAAAGAGTCTCGGGTGCAGGCTCTTCATCTGGTTGCATCTTAGAGAAAACTGCGTTGAAAATTTCGGCAACAGCCTCTGCATCCATACCACTAACGATGGCTGCAATTTGTTCTTCTGGGCTTGCCGGCTCATCAGCAACTGGTGTGGTTGCTGTGTCGTCGTCCATATCCATAGCGAACGTATCATCGGCTTGTTTGCGGAACGGCTTTTCCATTGCAGCAGTATCGCCAAAGTTTTTCTTGTAGCGCACAGGATCGCGCTCTTCGGGTGGACGATATTTGTCGCCTTGAATTTGCTTAAGAAGATCTTCGATTGTTTTAGGATCTGCTTCAGTTAATTGTTCTTCTTTGATGTACTCTTCGATAATGATCTTGCGAAGTTGGTTAGCGGTGACTTTCATTTTACGATTCCTTTTTTCTGGTATCGTTTTGTGGACGCTTTCCACCGTCACCATTCCAGCCGCCTTGAGACATGAAGTCTTTCCAGTACTCAGTTGGCGCCTTGGAGCCTGTGGCGTTATCCATTTCTTCGTTCAGTCCACCAACTCTATAAGTCATATTTGCTTGAACCCAGCTTCTAACCTTTGAAGTGGTCTGAACAACCATATCAACCTCACCCTCAGCAGTAAGGCTGACTGACTCGCCTGTTATCTTTTTGTACTCTTTCTTTAAGAACGAGGCGATGTCTGCAATTCTTTGCTCAATTTCTTGCTCGAAACCATTTGCATGGACTTCTTTAAGTTGAACTTCCGACATGTAACTAAGAGACATCATGTTGCCGCTAAATTTAACGTTAAAGCCATCGAGGACTCTTCTATCAAGAATGGGATCTCCCTCTTCTCTTTGGAGACCTGCCTTTACTGGCTCTCCGCTTTCATCCAAAGCGCCGTCATATGCATTTGCTGCGGCTTGTGAAAGTCCTTGGACTATTTCATATACTGTTGCCATTATTCATGTCCTCTCATTTTTTCATATTCTAAATAATGTTTGACGGAAGATATGTAGTCTGCCGCCTTTGTAATCTTTGCTTGTACCCAGCCTTCGAGTTCTTCGCCGTCTTGAATCATTTGCTCCAACTCTGCTGCGTAGTTTGCTAACTTGTGTAAGTCTGCTTTCGCCATCGATGCTTCGTGGTCATCAGCGCAAGGTGACTGCATTTGCATTGGCATGTTTCCGCCGCATGCTTCTTTTATTTCTTCTAAAATGATTTCTTTAAGTTTCGCTTTGCTTATCTTCATTTGGTCGCCATCCTTGTAGCCATCTCTCTTCTCTATCTTCGACATATTGAATGTAGCAGCGATGGCAGCAATCAAATTTGACGAAGCAGACATCATCCATTGATTTCTTTGGGAAAGACCCACAGACAGGACAACTTTTTAGAGATTCTCTATTAAGTAGTTTTTTTGTAACCTTTATACCATTTATATCTATTTTCTCTTGGAACCCTTCATTTTTGTTAACTTTTTTGTAGAACTCCTTCATTTGTTGTAGGTAGTCTTTTTCTCTTTCTTCATCCCAGTTAGCGCGAGGGTTGGCTATTGTTTCGTCGCCATACTTTTCTGCAATTGCTTTTTCAACTGCTGCTATGCGGTTAGGGTCTTTATTCATTTAAGGGCTCTATATGCGGCGTATGAACTTGCAGTACCAAATAGGATCCCACCAGCAAAATACAGCCATTTGTATTGGGGAGATGTTTTTTTTAGTGCTTCCGCAAGCGCGTCTATCTCTGTGTTCTTTTGCATTATAAACAAATTGTATTCTTTTGTTAATGCATCTTTTTCTATTCTCAGGTTCTCCAACTTAAATTCGTATTCTTCTTTTTGGATCTTCAACTGATACTCTGTTCTGATATCACACGCATATAAAGCAGTGTCGTAGTCTGATAATATTTTTGCTGTTGCGTATTCGTCGAACAGCACGCCAGCAAATGGTGTTGGCTGGTTGTATTCTACTATTGTAAACTTTCCTAAGTCCGTTGCTTCGGCAGTCATTGAAAGCATTAATAGTAATTTAACGAGCATACTTAATACCAAACTTTGCTTCTATATCTTTAATTATCTGCTCTTTGTCGGTATGGAACTTTTTAGTGTATTCGTCTTTCTTTTTTTCTTTTGTGTCTTCAAGTGTTCCAAGGGCTTGTTCATATTCTTCTTCTATTACAGCGATCCTTTCAAGATGACTTTCAATTAGTATTTGTTTTTCTCGGATCTCTTGTTTGTGGATCTCTTTTAGTCCTTCGATCTGTGCTTCGTAAGACTGAACCCTTGTGTCGTATGCTTTTTGCATTAGGGCATAGTCACGGCGGGACTTCATCGCTATAACGACTAAAAGCAACACTATGAGTATTGCTTTCCAGTTCTTCAATGCAAATTCTAGTATTTGCTTTTTAACCATTGTGTCCTCTAAGTCTGGCTATTCCATCAATGACTGTTTGACCGCCAATGTAAATAGCCGAGACAATAACCCAGTCTTCGCTTGTTACGTGACCAGCCAAAGTAAGACCGGTCGCAGTAAGCCAGACCATCAGTTTGCGAGACGTTAACTTTGCTAACCAAGAGTCGATGAACGCTTCTGCTTTCGCCATCATTACTTGCTCCTGTTTTGTCTCTTAACGTCTCTAACGCACTTCTCGTACTTCTTCTTATCGTCGCGACCAACAGATGCTGTGCAAATAGCATAAGGGTTGTTCTTCTCTTGTTCTTCCAAGGTTCTGTCCATCTCAGCAGGACGAGTT